TAGAGGCCGTCACGTCACTGGCAGTGGTTACGAGCGAGATGCCCGTAAATTCAACCTTGCCACAATGTGTGGATGGCGAGTGTTCTTGCTGACTAGCCAAACGGCCAAAGACGCTTTCTGGCTTGGGAAGATTGCTGCTGCGCTTGATGCTGCTCAATAGCCTCTGCAGCTTCTCCAAGCAGTTGCGAGGCCGCTTCTAAATCAAAGTCACGGATGGCCATGGCTTGTCTAAGTTCAAGGTTTTCCTTCACTAAAGCGCTAACAGCGCTTTGCATGTTGCTCCAGCCTTCTAAAAGATTGCCGGCCACTTCCCGCAGTTTATCAATGTCATCACACTCTGCTAAAGCTTTCTTGTTGACAGCCAGGGCAAAGTCGCGTTCTAAACTACGTTCAAATGGTCCCATGGCAGCCATATAGCTACGACCATCGTAGCTTAATTGAATTGGAATAGAAAAATGAACCATCGTTCGCTTCATTCTTGGCCTAGCCTAACGATGAAGAGGAATGGAAAGCAGTTTGTTTATCGTGTGGATGATGGCAAGAAGGCCGTAATAAATGCTTCGGACTACCGTCCCTATTGGCTTCCACGCACTCCACGCAATTATCAATGGGAGCCAGGAGAAGAAGTGGTATATATTCAGCCCACTGCTGCTGGCTGGATGGCCACCAGCATCATCGGTACATTGATTGGTTTTGTTGAGCAAGGAAAACGACGCAAAGCAGTTGTCATTTGGCATGACGCCACAGAGATAAGCCCTACAATCAGCATGCAACGCTTACGCCCTGCTGCTCTTTTCCATGGCCTCCATCGATCCCCTCCAAGACGGCATCAGTATGGTGCGTCTCATTGATTGGATGGGAAGCTCCGTTGATATTGTTGCTGATGCCCGCCAAAGTTTTGACACAGAACAGCAAGGTTGGTCCGAAAAAGACCAAAAACTTTTAAATTACCTTGTCAAGCACAAGCACACCAGTCCTTTCCGTGGCGTGGTTTTTAAATGGCAAGTGAAAGCTCCGCTTTTTATTGCTCGTCAATGGTGGAAGCATGTTATTGGTGGCACGTTTGCAAATGATCAATTGGGCTGGAACGAAAAAAGTTTCCGCTATTGCGAAGCTGAAGAAGATCAGTTTTACATGCCCCGCCAGTTCCGCCAGCAAAGCGATAACAATAAACAAGCCTCTGCAGGGCCGATGGAAGAAAGCTTGAACCATTCCTGCATGATTGAATATGCAAAGGGCTTACAGGCCGCTAAACAGGCCTATAACAGCCTGATTGCCATGGGTGTGAGCAGGGAACAGGCGCGTGGCGTAATGCCAACTGCTGCCTATACCAGTTTTGTTTGGACGTGTAGTTTGCAGGCTCTTCTGCATTTCCTGAGCCTTCGCAATGCCAACGATGCGCAAGGAGAAATTCAAGCTTATGCACAAGCGCTTCATTCTTTAGCACGCCCTATAGTGCCCGAAGCATTTGCAGCTTTTGAAGCCAATGACTCTTCCTTTTAATTCTTCCCCTTCAGAAGGAGCCCCAAAAGTGTTTGACCCCGTTAATCGTCCTGTTCATTATGCATCTGGCGGCATTGAAGCCATTGAAGCATTAGAAAGTTCTATGAGCAAGGAAGCCTTTCAAGGTTTTCTTAAGGGCAATGTGTTGAAATATGTTTGGCGCTATGAGCAAAAGAATGGCTTAGAAGATTTGAAAAAAGCCAAGTGGTACTTAAAGCAATTGATTTTTGCCTTGGAAAATGAAGAAGAAGCCGAAGCTCTTACTGCCATTGAAAATAATTGCAAAGATGGCTTCTGTCCTATCCCTGGAGCCGCAAGTCCCGACTTGATTTCTGGTTTTAGGATGGATTTCCCTTCAGACCACGCTTCTTTTTTTGAGCCTGTTCACGATAGTTAAGCAGCAAAAGCTTCTACTAAAACAAAGCCCCCAACAATGGGGGCTTTTTCTTGCGATGGAATATAAAGACCACGCTGCTCTGCGTAGGCCTCTACATCCTGCAACGAAGTGTGAGCGCTTACAAAGCTATGCTGATACACCCACATGGTCAAAAGTTCTTCTCGCTTAGCCGTCCAAAATTCTTGAGGACGCCACCATTCAAAAATAGGCTCAGCGCCCTTATCTAAATTGCATTTCTTGCATGATGGCACTAAGTTGTATTTTGCAAAATGTGGGCCACCTTTGCTTTTGGGAACAATGTGGTCAATCGTCAGCTTTTCATTCCATCGCCCGCAATAAGCGCAAGCGCAATGACCCAATGGTCCCTTTAATGGATAGTCTTCAAAAATACTTTTTCTAAAGCGTCGGCGGGCATCTCCAGGGCGAAGTTCAATGAGAGAATGTAATAGCTCATCGGGACCATTCGCTCTATGCATGGCGCTATTTAATTTTCTTGCCACTAATCTAACTCCGAAAATTGCCCATGTGAGAATGTTTATAATGGTGAAATGAGTGGCTACCAATGAAAAGCTTTCAAGAGGGTTTGGCTAATTTTGTCGTTACGATGACGGCTGGAATGCTGCTTTCTACTGGCGCGATGTTGATCACAGTAGGTAATCAACAAGTGAAAGTGGCCACTCAAATTGAAAGCATTACCGAAAAATTAGATACGCTGACGGAAAATATTACAACCCTGGAATCAAGGGTGCGCTCTCTTGAAATTCGACGCTAGGCTATTTGCATAGCCCTTCATTGTATTAATCATGTCTGGCGCCGAATGGTTCGTTATTGGTGGCATTATCATTGCCGCCGTCGATCAAATCCTTGATCGTTCCCCCTTGAAAAGCAATAACATGCTTCAGCTTCTTATGGAAGGCCTGAAGACAATTTTTCGCGTAAGCAAATAGTTTTCGATGGAAGCCGAGAACAGGGCTTTCTGGGATAGGTGCTTTGCTATTGCCAAACGGCTTGGCTCGCGCTATCCCGAACTTGTTGCAGCTCAATGCTGTCTAGAGAGTGGCTTTGGCAAGCACGTTTCTGGCAAGAATAATTATCTTGGCATTAAAGGGCCTGGTACTGCTACAACCACTCAAGAATGGTATGACGGCCAATGGGTGACCATCAAAGCTGGCTTCATCGATTTTCCAACCATTGAAGCCTGCATTGACTATCTTGTCACTCGTTGGTATAAAGATTACCGTCACTTCAGAGGCATTAATAATGCCCCCAATCGCTACGCGGCTGCTCGCATGCTCAAGGAGCAGCATTATGCAACCGACCCAGATTATCCGGCAAAGCTTTCACGATTAATGAAAGAATATGCCCCAGAATCTTCAAAAATTATCATGATTGGTCCCAAGAAACGCCCTCAAGATTTTGGTTTTAAAAACGGCGACTCCCATCTAATTGTCAATGACATTAGTGAGACAATGAAGGCCTATAACTTTGGGGGTGCTTTGCTATGGGAAATCCCATGTCTAGCTCGTGGACAATATAGTGATTCTGAATTTACCCTCAAGAATTCAGATACTCCTCCGGGTCTTTATAAACTTGGCACCATCTATAAGGATTATGACAGAGTAGAAGATAAACCTGCATATGATCGCACTCTTATGGCTTATGGTTGGTATAGCTTTGATATGGTGGAGCTTGAAAACCAAGAAAATAAATATGGCCGCGCTGGTATCATGATTCATGGTGGCGGTAGCGCATGTGGATGGCCTGGCGCATGGGCACCAAACCAAGCGCTATTTCCCACTCATGGTTGTGTTCGTTGTCACAATGTTGATTTAAAAAGTAAAATTCTTCCCCTAGTTAAATACGGCACTGTATTTGTCAGCGTCTTTCAGGAAGGATGAACCGTCAATCCTGGGCCAATGCCTTGTGCTACGAAGCAGGATTATGGGCCACTACCAAGTGGCCCTTTCTTGCTCTGCAGCCATGGTTCAAAATGCTTATGGCTTATTGCCGTCCAGACTGGGCAGAGTGGAAAACAAAAATTGTAATGGAGAAGGTGGACGAACAAGCGGCTGCGTTAGTTAAACAATGGGAAAAGGAAGAACGAGAAACAAAAGCAAATGCGCTGGCAAACGAAGCTCAAAAGCTTTTCCCCGCTGCCAAAATCACTCCCTTGCCTGATGCCATTGTTCCTTCTGTCATGATTGAGCAAGCGCCGCCAGAGGACGCTAGCGACGCCGTGAAGGCCCTCGGAGGAGAGTTGCGTATCACCTACACCCTTTCCCCTTAAAACAGTTCTCTCCAGCCAATTTGCCCCGTAGCTTTCATAGCTGTATCGCATTGAATGGTCAAGGCCAATACGTCGCTATTGCCAGCATTATCCTTTCCAAGAGAAAGCGCTAAAGCGCTTTGTGGAGAAAACATTACTTCTCCTTTTCCCGATAAAAGGCCTGTGTCAATCACAGTACCACTTGATACGGTCCCAGAAGTCATCACCTCTACATTGCCTCGTCCATTGGCTGCGCCATTCCAAACCCCACTAATTGTTGGATTTAAATATAGTTTCCATTGAGCAATTGCATTTCCATCTGTAGCCACGTCAATTTGTGCCGGCAAAATTAAATTATCAGTGCGCCCACTTGCCATACGAATTGCTGCCACCATTGTCTCGGAAGTAATGCTTTGCACGCTTTCAATACCGCGACCTCCCATATAAACAGGACCACTTGGTTCATATCCACCTTCGCTAATTACAGTGCAACAAATTTGCTTCAATGAAGCCCCTGCACCTAAAGCTGTTTCATTTTTAATCCGATAGGACAATGGCAAAGTGGCTGTTGTCATATAAGCGCTGGTATTTACATTTGCATGATTAAATTCATGGCACCATTTTATTTCGCCATCAACAACAAAACCAGCCCTTACTCTTCCCACTCCCAACCATTCCAAATCAGAAACAAAAATATTTGTTTTATCAAAAGACAATGTAGAAAAAGCGTCAATATTCCAATTGCTTTGATTGACTATATCTTCTACTACGCTGCCACTAGATTTACTGCGAATTACAAATTGCAAGGTGGTGCCACTGGCCCGAAGCATCACGCCATTATCATCATCAAAATAACCAACTTCCTGAATCAAACCAGCTACGGGCGTGGCGCCACAAAAACTTTGCATAACCAGCAAGCTTTTTCCTGGCTGATATGGCATGTTGCGCTTGGTTCGCCGCAATACTGTGTCGCCAGATGCTGTGGTGGTTGCCAATGCTGCCGAACTTTCGTTAATCAAATAGTTCACAACACCACCACCAGTAGTGCTTTCGTACCATTGATCAGTGCGCTTGGTATAGCGCAAAGTGCTGTCAAAAAGCGTAAAAGGCTCGCTCGTGCGAGCCCTGCCAAATGCGTCCACTTCTCCGCTGTCCGGGCCTTTTTGCAAAATACGCCCGCGATAATCCGCTTCTATATGAGTTTCAAACTGTTCCCCGCCGGCTCTAACTTGTCCCATAAATAAAAAGAAACGCTCTTTTTATCGTAGCAATGCAAGAGATCAGTTTAAATCTTTAATCAGCGTGGCATTAATTCGCGAAGAACTTTCGCAAAAATAAGCCAATACATCTGTACGGCCAGAAGTGGTGGTTAACGTTGGTGCAGTTCCACCAGGAAATTTATACCCACTTCCGTAGGACATTGTCCTGCTACCCGTCGAATCCTGCTTGATAATTATTACGCCAGTTTGTCCAGATGCTGCATTAGTTGGATTGGCTAATGTACGATTTCCGGAGATGGTTACAACAAAATTATTTGCCAGTGAAAAATCTGGAGTGATAGTGGCACCATCCGTGAGAGTAGTGATTGAACCACGTTGAGCGGCAGTAAATGTTTGCGCTGTATTTGTAACTGCAACATTGGAGATAGTCCCAGCATTGCCATTAATGCTTAATACCCCCGCATTGGTAACAGTTGTTCCTGAAACGGTAATTCCAGAGCCAGCGGTAACAACAGTAATATTTGCACTGCCATTAAACGAAACACCCTGAATGTTCCGTGCTGTTTGCAAGGTGCTGGCCGTGGTTGCATTGCCAGTCAATGCAGCAGTAATAGTGCCAGCCGAAAAATTTCCGCTTGCATCACGGGCAACAATGGCCGAAGCAGTATTATTGCTTGTTGCAGTTGTTGCGCTATTGCTAACTTTATTGGCTGTGCTAATCGTGGCTAATTTTGTATCGGCTATAGAAGATACATTATTTAAGTCTTGTCGAGCTAACGGATAGCCTCCAGCGGTTACACCGTCATGGACAACAACAACATCCTTGTCTGTATCAACAGTAACTTCTCCAACGGCGCCAGTAAAAGTGGAATGCTCCGCTGTTGTACCGCGACGAAATTGTACACGAGTAGGCATTAGACCAGTGCTCCATAATCAAGGCCACCACTAGTGGAACCAGTGATTAAACCATAATCTTGATTAGCAAATCCTACGCAAACAATTTCAGCAGTGCCTGTATCGCGCTTCATGTAAATAGCGCCATCGGCAGTATTTATACCGAGTTCACCAAGTGCCAAGTCGGAAACTGTTGGAATTTTACCCGCAACAGAGGATCTTTTTAGTTGAATTTTATTAGGCATGTGCCTGTCCTGTAAATCCTAGAGAGGAGGACTGATGATTGCAAACGTTAGAACGTGCCACCATCAATAGTAGCGTTTGGACTTAAATAATCAGTGCCATCCACCGCAGCACTAAAAGCACTCGTTCCATTTCCTTTCAAAATACCCGTGAGAGTGGTGGCACCAGTACCACCGTAAGCTACGCCGATAGTGCTGCCGTTCCATGTGCCACTGGTAATAGTGCCGACTGTTGCCAGGCTTGATAAAGAAGTAACGCTTGTATTAACAAGTGTTCCGCTAGTTGGCAACGTTACTGAAGTATTTCCAGTAACAGTAATGCTGGTTGTAAAGGCTCCTGATAAAGTTAAAGATCCACCCAAAGTAATGGTATTGGAGCCATTGTTAACACCAGTGCCACCATAGGTGGCGTCAATGACGCTACCATTCCAAACACCAGTTCCGATGGTGCCAAGGGTGGTAATGCTTGACTGTCCAACGTAAGTGGATGCAATATCGACACCACTTCCGCTGACAGAAATACGATTACTTGTACCTACAACTGAAAATGCACCCCCCGCTAAACTTAGGCCATTTCCAGCCGTATAGCTTCCAGCGCTAGAAAACTGCGTAAAGTTAATTGCAGTGGTGCCAAGAGTACCACCGGCATTGCTTGTACATACCCAGCCCGTATCTGCAAGCGTAGTTCCTTCCTCGACGAATGTAAATGCGCCAGGCACCTCTGCCCATGCATCCATATCATTGGAACGAGACCATGCCCCGGCAGCAACCACGTAAAGTCCGTTTTGGCTTGCTGTGGTTTGATTTTTAACTAATACGCGATCACCAGCACTTAATGAAACACCATCGACCGTTTGCGTGCCACTTAACGTGATGTTGGCTGTAGTAGCGGCTTTTACGGAAGCCTTAACATCTAAACCTTGGGCAGTTGAATCAACATAATTCTTTGTTGCGGCATCCTGAGCATTAACAGGATCTGCAAGATTAGTAATATATTGATTTCCAAGGGAAACAGAAGCACTGGGAGTAGAAAGTTGGTCTAGCCGATTAGTCCTAACTTGCGTGTCAAAATCACTAATTTTACTTGCGGTTAATGTTGGAATATCAGAAGCGCTTAAACTTGTTCCGCTAGTAACACGACCCTTGGAATCAGTAGTAACTTTTGTATAAGTACCAGCCGTTCCCGTGGCGGCAAGCGTTAATGTGATTGAAGTGGTTCCAGAGCCAGAAGCATCGCCAGAAACGGAAATGCTTTGGTTACCAGTTAAATAATTCTGAGCCTTAACAAAAGCAGTGGTAGCAAGTTTTGTGCTGCTATCGCTGCTGGTTTGAGTGGCGGCAGTAGCAGTGGCGCTAGTTAAATCAACAGACCCAGTAAAAGTTTTATTACCGCTAACAGTTTGCGCAGTGCTTAAAGTGAGAAATGCTCCGGGACCGGCAATAGCCGGAACAGTTGTGGCAGTGCCACCAGCACCGCCAGTGCCTTTACCGTAATAAAGAACGTCATCAACTTCGTTGTAGGCAAGTTCAGCATTAGCCAACGATGAAGGGGCGCCTGCGGCTCCGCTTGTGCGCCGTTTGATGCGAACTGTGTTAGCCATTAGAAATTGCCACCGTCAGTGAGTGAAATTAAAGTTTCTGAAGAATCGGCTTTATATTTGCCGCTTGAACCATCATAATAGATTACTGATTTGTTGGTTTTGTCCGCTACATCTACATCGGCCAACGCGGCAAAAGTCCCGCCAGTTGTAGTTAATGGCCCATCTGCAATAATTGCAAGCTGCGGAGAACCAGCGGGCGCAACAACAGTAATGCTCTGTTGGTTAACAGGTGAAACAATGGCCTTGCCATTGATGATAATGTTGGCTTTTGTCATGTTCCGCTAAATCCTTGTTGCCAAAATGCGGCGCCTTCCAAAATATAAAATTTGTCGTTATTGGGATCTGTTAACAAAATATCATATTGCCCTTGCTCCGTGATTCCACTTGTGACCGATGCATCAATTTTAATCCGAAATAAGCCACTGGCCTGCGTTACAAATGTTGTCTGAAAATCGGCAAGTTTTGATGTCCCTCTTCTATTGAATAATTTTGCGACAATGGTATAACCGCTCATGTTAACGGGCGTGCCACTATTATCTTTATATTGCACAAGCAAATCAAAGGTGGCCCCTTGATAAATGGTAATGTCGTATTTGGCTGGTTCTACCACAAGCCCGACCCTTTTTCCCTATTGTAATCACTTCATTTATTAAAAAAGAGGGCCTCAGCCCTCTTAATCTTCTTTGGGAATGGCTGCTAAAAATGAATAGCCAATAAATAATAGTAAAAACAACATTCCAGCAGCAAAAAAGCTCATTTACCTTGTCCTCTTAAGAGCTTGCGACCATGACTGGGCTTGCTATTTTTACCCTGTCCTTGACGAGTGAGCTTGGGCTTGGTTGGCTTTTTCAGCTTTTGAGCCGATACGCCAATCTTGGAGCGAACTGCCATTAACTAATACCGCTATCAGCGGAAGAACCGTCGCTCACAATTGTAGTGCCACTTGCAGGCGTTGGCGGTTGATACGGCGGCCACGTTGGATAGTCGGGACCAGTGATGTATTGAGCAAGTTCGTCAGTTGTAGTGGTGGCTGCAATAGCTTGATTCTTGGAACCAGCGGCCTGACGAATGGCTTCACGCTCTTCCCTTACGCCAGATGGCACGGGGCGCCCATTGTCACTTTCACGGATGATTTGCCAGTCAGTGGGCGTTAATAAGGTGTTAGCAGTTTGGCGTGTTTGGTTTTGCCAAAGTACAACTAAATCACCATGATCTTTAGGGATTAACTTCCCATCTTCCGAGTAGCCCCAATAAAATCTCTGATCCCAACTTGGCGGGTCTGGCTGCTCAGAAATTCCTGCCGCTAAACGCTCCTCAGGCGATGCCAGGCGAAGCCAGTTTGCAGGTCGTTGGATTCCCGCCGCATCGGTAAATGGCACATCTAAAGCCAATGGCTTGCCGAGCAGAATAAACATGCGACTATGAAGACTTATTACAAAGTGTAGCTAATTTATTGGCCGAAACATTTCAACATCGCTTTGGCCAATTAGACGTGTTCACTACTCACCTAGCGCGGGCGTATTGGAAAGGTGATTCGGCGAGGGCGACAAATAGGTAAGTGCCGCCTGAAGCATTTAGCGTCGTTCCGTTAAAGCGCAATTTGAATCCATTGGAGTTAATGTCCAAGAGAGTTGTACTTCCGCCGCCGTCAGAAGTGTTTGGCAGAAGGTATTCCCCTAGCGAGTTGTAAGTGTTGCGAGCGGTATCTAGTATCACCCAGTTATCGGCGGCGTCAGTGCGCTTAATCAGAACGAATCGGCTTCTATGCCCGGTATAAACAAACGGCCCATCTGTGCTGCCATTGCCGGTGTAGCTGCCGAAAGAAGAGTACCCGGCTACTGGGGCCCAAGCGTAACAAATAAACTTCTTACCGTTTGATGTTTGAGAACTATTGCCCGAGTTGAACTGGATCAGAGATGATGTTGCGGAAATGTATGTCCAAGGAGTCGTGCCAGCAGCCGTATTATTTAACCCCTCAAAAACTGTTCCATTTGAGTTAACGGCAGTGGTCCACACCTGCCAATTAACCGCAGTATCTCGGTCCTTGAAGATGAGGAATGTTGGAGCAACATTTAATCCATGCCCCACGCTGACGGGTGACGTACCAGTGCCGGTGTAGCTAACAATCGAGAACCCAGCACTGGCATTAGCTCTCACACTCGAAGTGATGGAGCCTTGTGTGTTGGTGACTGTTGATGTGCCGCCGTCCCAACACCAGCCGACGTAGGTATTTGAATTGCCATTTACAGTTCCATCGGTTCCAAGCGTAAAACCGTCAGAATTAAAAGCTGTAAGATCTTGCGTGGCTGATATTTCTGCATCTGTTGCGTTTGACATGAGGCGTTTATTGGCCCCACGAACAAGGTCGTATAACGCATTATTGGTTGCAACACTTCGACCTTTAATCCACACCAAATCCGGGCTAAATCCCAACCCGCTGATCGTCTGCGTGCTGCCATTGCCGGTGTAGAGCTTCACGTCCATCACCGTCGAAGGCTTGGCGACTACTGGGGCGGGCAGGTTGGTGTCGCACAGTGCCTTGAAGCCGCTGGGGGCGGTGTAGGCGA